GAGAACAATTCCAGCGCCGGCCAGGCTGTTTACGATCCCTTCCTCGGATCGGGCACGACGCTCATCGCGGCCGAGATGATGGGCCGGATCGGCTACGGCTGCGAGCTGAACCCGGTCTATTGCGACGTGATCATCCGCCGCTGGCAGGAGTTCACGGGCGAGGAGGCCCGCCTGGAGGGCACCGGCGAGACCTACGAGGCCGTCCAGGCCCGGCGGCTCCAAGCCCCTACCCATCCAGAGACGGTGAAGACCGTCCAGTGACACCGAGAGGGCAGTCCTTATGAGCTATTCATTCACCGTGGCGGCCGACACCAAGGCCGAGGCGAAGGCGATGCTCACTGTCGAATTCGACAAGGTCGTTGAAGGGCAGCCGACTCATGCTGCAGAGCGCGATGCAGCCCAGGCCGCGGCGGAGGCTTTCGTTGACGTGTTGAGCGACCCGGTTGAAGGTCAGTCGATCGTCGTCAATGTTCATGGCTCGCTTGGCTGGCTCACGGAGGGCGAGTTTGTGAGCGCCAATGTCGGCATCGCCGCGCGGGTCGGCGCCAAGGTTTGAGCGATCCTCAAGAGTTCAAGCCGTGCAAAGCCGCCGGCTCTCGCTGATCGAAGCCTGCACCTCCACCGCCATCGGGTTCGTCGTCGCCACCGCGACGCAGATCGCCGTCTTCCCGCTCTTCGGGCTGCACACCAGCCTCGGGGAGAACATGCAGATCGGCGCGATCTTCACCGCCGTTTCCATCGCCCGCTCCTATCTGGTGCGGCGCCTGTTCGAGACCGTCCATGTCAAAGCTCCGCTCCTCCGCCAAGCCGACCGCGCTGAAGCTCATCCAGGGCAACCCCGGCAAGCGGCCGATCAATAAGCGCGAGCCCAAGCCGGCCAACGTCATCCCCGACCCGCCCGAGGTGCTGACCACCGACGCGGCGATCGAGTGGATGCGGATCACGCCGGAACTGTACGCCCTGGGGCTGTTGACCGGGCTCGACCGGGCCGCCCTGGCCGCCTACTGCCAAGCCTATGGCCGTTGGGTGCAGGCCGAGCGGTCGATCGCCGAGATGGCCAAGCGCGATCATCTGACCCGCGGCCTGATGATCAAGACCACCAACGGCAACGCCATCCAGAACCCGCTCGTCGGCACCGCCCACAAGGCCGCCGCGGACATGGTCCGGTATGCCTGCGAGTTCGGCATGAGCCCGGCCGCCCGGTCGCGCATCGCGGCTGGCCCGCTCGACGACGGGTCGAAGTTCGACGGGCTGCTTGCCTAAGCAGCGCGGCGCGTTCCCAGAGCGCGCAGAGAGAGTCAGCCGGTTCATCGAGTGCTTGGTCGTCCCGAGTGGTGTCGGCCAGGGCGGCCCGCTCCGGCTGCGGCGGTTTCAGACCAAGTTCGTGCGGGCGATCTACACGCCGCACACCTTCAAGGGGCGGAAGTGGCGCCGGGTGGTGCGCCGGGCGATCCTGTCCATCGCCCGGAAGAACGGCAAGACGGCGCTGATCGCCGCCTTGGTCCTGGTCCATCTGTGCGGCCCCGAGGCGATCCCGAACGGCGAAATCTACTCGGCCGCCAACGAGCGCGAGCAGGCGGCCCAGGTCTTCAAGGTCTGCCAGCAGATGATCGCGGCCGACCCGGAATTGCGGTCTCGAGCCGGCCTGGAGGTGATCCCCTCCACCAAGACGATCATCTGCCGGCGCAATGGATCGGTGTATCGGGCGATCTCGGCCGAGGCCGGGACCAAGATGGGCCTCAACCCCAGCGTCGTCGTCTACGACGAGTTGGCGCAGAGCAAGAGCCGGGCTCTCTACGATGCCCTCGATTCCGGTATGGGCGCCCGCGAGGAGCCGCTCTTCATCGTCATCAGCACGCAGTCGAATGATCCGCAGCACATCCTCTCGCAACTGATCGACGATGGGCTGCGGGCCGAAGACCCCACGATCGTCTGCCACCTCTACGCCGTCCCCGATGACGTCGAGGACATCTTCGACGAGTCCGTCTGGCCGCTCGCGAATCCGGCTCTGGACGATTTCCGCTCCCTGGAGGACATGCGGGCGATGGCGCAACGGGCGGCCCGCATGCCTTCGTTCGAGGCATCGTTCCGCAACCTGTACCTGAATCAGCGGGTCGACGCGCAGAGCCCGCTGATCCCGCGGGCGGAATGGGAGGCGTGCAAGGCCGAGGAGACGCTGCGGCCGGGCGAGCGGATCTATCTCGGCCTCGACCTGTCGGCCACCACCGACCTCACCGCTCTGGTGGCCTGCTCGGCCGATGACGGCGACCGCATCCGGTCGTGGTTCTGGAAGCCCGGCGGCTTGGTCAAGGAGCACGAGCTGCGGGACCGGGCGCCTTACAGCCTGTGGAAGGATCAGGGGTGGCTCCAGGGGCCGCCCGGCAAAGCCATCGACTACGGCTACATCGCCGAGCAGATCGGCGAGCTGTCCACCGAGTACGACGTGGTCGGCCTGGCGTTCGATCGCTGGCGGATCAAAGACCTGATGCGGGAGTTCGGCCGGATCGGGCTCCAGACCTTCTCGGACGACGACAAGCCCATCCCCGGCGCGCTCCGGCTTGTGTCCTGGGGCCAGGGCTTCCGGGACATGAGCCCGGCGATCGACGCCCTGGAGATTTCGATCCTGCAACGCCGGTTCTTCCATGACGGAAACCCGGTCATGAACTTCTGCATCTCGAATGCCCAGGCCGTGAGCGACCCGGCCGGCAACCGCAAGCTCGACAAGTCGGCGACCCGGTTCCGCATCGACGGTGCGGTGGCCTGCGCCATGGCTGTCGGGCTCAAGGCCCGCGACCTCCAGCGGGTGGTCGCGCCGACCTATCAGATGCTCTTCCTGGGGAGCTAATCGGGCGCGGCAACAGGCCGGTAACAGGCGACCCGGACTGCCACAACGGACCCGTCCCGTGAAACGGGCTTGCCGCGCCTGGGCCTGATCCTACGGCACACATTCGAGACCATCAAGGGGCCCTGATCCGGGCCCCTTTGCATTTGGAGCCGCCCATGCGCGACCGGGCTTACAGCATCCTGCATGTACGGGATGTGAACGACGATGCACGGGTGATCGAGGGCATTGCCTCGACCCCGGCCACGGACAGAGTCGGCGATATCGTCGAGCCCATGGGCGCCAAGTTTGCCCTGCCGATGCCGCTGCTCTGGCAGCACGACGCTTGGCAACCGGTCGGGCACGTCGAGTTCGCCAAGCCGACCAAGAACGGCATCCCCTTCCGGGCCACGATCGCCAACATCGCCGAGCCCGGCAAGCTGCGTGATCGGGTCGAGGAGGCATGGCAGTCGGTCAAGGCCGGGCTCGTCCGAGCCGTCTCGATCGGCTTCCGCTCGCTTGAGCACGAATTCATGGAAGGCGGCGGCATCCGCTTCCGGACCTGGGAATGGCTGGAGCTGTCGCTCGTGACCATCCCGGCAAACGCCGACGCCACCATCACCACCGTTCGATCGATCGACGCCGAACTCCGGGCCGCGACAGGCCGAGGGAGGAAGAGCGGGGTCTTTGCCCTGCCCGGCTCGATCACGACCACCGACGACCGCTCCATGCGGCCGGTCGGCACCACCCTGCCCGGCGCCTCGGGCTCCCTGAAAACCAATGCGAAGAAAGGGGCCAAGGCTATGCCGAGGACCGTCGCAGAGCAGATCACTGCTTTCGAGAACACCCGCGCCGCGAAGGCCGCGCGGATGGCCGACATCATGAACGAGGCCGGCGAGCAGGACGTCACCCTGGATACCGAGCAGGCCGACGAGTACGACGGCCTGCGCGATGATCTCAAGGAGATCGACGCCCATCTCGGCCGCCTGCGCGAGCAGGAGGCCCTCCAGGCCGTCACCGCCAAGCCGCCGCGGGTGGATGCCACCGAGCGCGGCATGGCCGATCGGGCACAGAGCCCCATCACCATCGTCCGCGAGACCAAGCTGCCGCCCGGCATCGAGTTCGCCCGCTACGTCAAGGCGCTCGCCGCCGCGAAGGGCAACCCGCAGATCGCCTACGAGATCGCGAAGGCGCAGTATCCGGACAACGGGCGCGTCCACAACGTGCTCAAGGCCGCGGTCGCCGCCGGCACCACGACCGACCCGACCTGGGCCGGCCCGCTGGTCGACTACCAGACCTTCGCCGGGGACTTCATCGAGTTCCTGCGTCCGACCACGATCCTCGGCAAGTTCGGCGCGAACGGCATCCCGAGCCTGTTCAACGTGCCGTTCAACATCAAGATCCCGGCTCAGACCAGCGGCGGCAGCGCCTACTGGGTCGGCGAGGGCAAGCCGAAGCCCCTCACCAAGTTCGATTTCTCGCAGATCGAACTGCGGTGGGCCAAGATCGCGAGCATCGCGGTCCTGACCGAGGAGCTGGTCCGCTTCTCGAACCCGAGCGCGGACACCCTGGTCCGCAATGCCCTGGCCGAGGCGGTGCGCGCCCGGATGGACATCGACTTCATCGACCCGGCCAAGGCCGTCGTCGCGAACGTGTCCCCGGCGTCCATCACCAACGGCGTCACCCCGATCGCCTCGACCGGCGACGTGTCGGCGGATCTCGATGCGCTCTATACCGAGTTCATCACCGCCAACCTGTCGACGGCGAGCGGCGTCTTCATCATGAGCGAGATCACTGCGCAGCAGATCGCTCGGGTGAAGACCCCCCTGGGGCAGTCCGAGTATCCCAACATCGGGCCGCGCGGCGGCTCGCTGGAGGGCGTGCCGGTCATCACCTCGCAGTATGTGCCGGTGGGCACGATCATCCTGGTGGCGGCCGACCAAGTGTACCTGGCCGACGACGGGCAGGTCGTGATCGACGCCTCCCGCGAGGCGTCGCTGGAGATGCTGGACAACCCGACGAACGCCTCGGCCCCGCCGACCGCGACGTCGCTGGTCTCGCTCTGGCAGACGAACTCGATCGGCATCAAGGCCGAGCGGTTCGTGAACTGGCAGAAGCGCCGCGCCGAGGCCGTGGCCATGGTGACCGGCGCCGACTACGCCCCGACGACCTGAGAGTGATCTGGCACGCGACGCCCTGGCTCTCGGGTGACATCGGCGGAGGCTTGAACGCCTTCGTCGAGCGCCTGCCCGAGGACGCTTGGGTGTGCCTCCGTGACGGTGACACGATCTGGCTCACGCCGGATTGGGGCGACCAAGTCGAGCGGGTGGTGGCCGAGCATGGCGAGCGCTTCGCCGTGATCGGCGCCATGACCAATCGGCTCCGGTCGCCCCACCAGCTCCACGGCGGCATCATGTCGGCCGATCCCGATATCGGCCGGCACCGTGACATCGCTCTCAAGCGTTGGGCGGAGCATGGGACTGCCGTACAGCCGCTGCACCGCGGCGTCCTGGCCGGCATGTGCCTGATCTTCCCGAAGCGGGTCTGGACCGAGCACCCGTTCGAGGAGCGCTCGATCCGGTACGACCTGACCTTCTCGATGGCGGTGCGGGCCGGCGGTGGCCGGCT